ATAATGCGGCTATTACTGAAGCTCTCAACAAAAAGGAAAACGCAGGTGTATGCCTTCCGTTGACCGGGGGCATTATGAATGGGCCACTCTTTTTTACTGATGGTACCCATATTTGGGCAGTTACAGATGCAAATCTTAAAGGATTGGAGATAGGTGGGGGTAACACTTTTAAAAGTGGTGCCACTCTCTTTTTAAGATCCAATGATGCAACAGGCGAACAGGAATCCGGCCAGTTTGGTTTGGCTGCACATAATGCATCATCAGATGAAGAGGGCCTTCTTCTAGGCACCACTAAGAATTTATGGTTTAAGGGGGAAATGTTAGAAAGATCCAGTGGCTTCTTTGATAAACAAACTGAAGATGGTTTCTATAGTGTGTATAGATACACTACAGGTCTTCAGATAATCACTGCTCGTGTAACAATTCCTGTCAATCAGTCTGTCCTGACCTTTACGTTTCCAAGCCCATTTAAAGATACATTGTATTCTACTTCGGGTAATGCTCTTGCAGATTCCGGTGACTTAGATATTACATTTGGTGACGATACTCCTACTAGTGTTAAAATCTATAGAAAACAGAATTCTCAAAGCTTTAATTTTAAAGCATACATTAAGTGTACTTTTATTGGTAAATGGAAATGATTGGGGCTAAAGTTTATAAACCTATTGAAGAAGACTTTATTTTAGGAGAATATGGTTATAAGTTAGCTAACAATTCTCCTAATACTTTATCAAAGTATTCTAAGATTGCTAACTGGTGTAATTCTAATAATGCTATGATTGTAGACAGAGGAGACTACTATGAAGTAGTCCCTGTACCAGAGCCTACAAATGAGGAATTAGCTAGAAATATTAGAAATATTAGAGATGCTAAGCTCTCAGAAACCGACTACCTTGTAGTTCCTGATTATCCAATCTCTGAAGAGAACCTTACTGAGGTTAAGACCTACAGACAGGCTCTTAGAGACGTACCGGAACAGGCGGGATTTCCTAAAGATGCAATTTGGCCTGAAGTGCCCAAGTTCCTTTGTAAGGACTCTGGATCTTTAGGTCTCGCTAAGATTGGTCTTTAATTTATACTAATGTATTCTTTCAGTAACTATGAATACATTAGTTTCTTCAATTAAGTTACTAACTATTAACTCTAGGTATATCCTAGAAAAGGTATTTTATTATGGCAGAATATGCTTCTAAAGGTGTTGCAGGCTCGGGTTTAGGTCTCGGTATTGCGGGTACTGCTTTAGGTGTTTTAGCCTCCGCTAACAATGGCAACGGTGGTGGCATCCTTGGTGGCCTCTTTGGCAATAATGGCTGTGGTGACAAGGTCTCTGCTTTGATGGCTGAGAACTCTAGGCTTAAGGCTGAGAATTACAGTGACAAGAATGCCAAGGAGACCTATGCACAGACCCTTACGGACAACAGAAGGCTTAGAGATGATGTCTTTGCTTACATCACTCCTATTGCCAATGAAGTTGCTTCCAATAGAGAAAGGGTTGCTGTCTTAGAAGCCACTCAGAAGTGTGATACTGAGAAGACCCTTCTCAGAGAGCAACTTCTTGAAGCTAAGTTAGATAATGTCAAGCTTGGTCTTAATGCCAAGATTGATACGGTTGCTCAGACTTGTGGTTGTGGCATCTCTCAGCTCAATACTGCTGTTGCTAACCTTCAGAGCCTTACTGGAGCTATCACTAAGACTGTGATCCCCAAGGATGTGATCTGCCCTGAAGTCATGGCTCAGTATAATAGTTGGACTGCTCCCACTGCTGTGGCTCCTGCGACTCAGCCTATTACTGGTACTATCAAGGTTAGCTGATGTTCCTGAGTCTCAATAAACTTCAGAATATCATTCCTGAGTTTGTTGATCAAAGACTCATGCCTAGTGCTCCTCCTATGATTAAGTTTGTCTTAGGAGGAGCAGTTCCCATTGTGTTAAACAAGGTTGATAAGTTAATTGATCAATATAAACCTCTTCTTGACACAATGGGTGTCCTTGACGACAAGAACAGAATTGATATAGACAAAGCATCAAAGTTCATAAGGAATGGCTTTGATAGTAGTGGAACCATCCCGATCTATGGCTTTATCATAGATAAGAACGATGGCGAGTTCCTTATAAATTTAATGGAGAAATATAAAGATGATTGATAAGAGTTGGTTAGAAGTTGAAATGGAAGAATCCGTTATGCTCCTCAGAAAGAGACTTGAGAAGCTCAATGACATTCATGCTGATGATGTTGATGAAGATGTCACTTGTGAGATTGAAAAGATTTATAAGGCATTATATTATATTCTCTCCATAAAGAAATCTAATTAATGTCATTTCAAAATACTATAACTATTAAGAATCCTAATGACAATGGCTGTATTATGGATTCTGACTTAGTGTCCCTGAAGATCTCTCCTACTGATACGCTCAGCGATTCTTGGATTCCTAAGGAATACACTAGTGCCACCCTTGAAGGAACTAACTTTACTTCCAAGGGTGGCAAGCTTACTTTCATCCCTGTTCAAGTTGTTGCTGACAAGAGTGTGAGCATTGAATGCATAGGTGTCTATAGAGCAAAAATTACGTGTGCTCTTGGTACTAACGGAATAGCTACTCATACCGTGAAGCTCAAGGACATGTGCCCTGATGATACCTATGTGGAATTGAAGTCTGTTAACATTGCTTGTTCTAGAGACTCAAATGGTAATGGCTATGGCTCCTTTGCAGGTATTATCATTCCAGCTGATGGCATCATCAAGTCCAATGCTCTTCAGTTCTATACCTACAATCTAGCATGGACTTCAAAGACAGTGTCCTTTGATGTTATAATCACCGTTACTGCCGAGATCAGCAACACTAATTTTGGTTTAGGAGAATTGTTCCCTAATGCCCAGTAACATACAACTTTATTGGGATGGTAACTCAGGTGTCTGTACGTATGGAAATCGTAAGAAATTCTATACGGAAAAACCTGATGTGCCTACCGTTACCTTTGACAAGATAATCTATGCTGAAGACGACAATGTTCATCTGAAGGTTCTTGGTGGAGCCACCTCAGAGCTTACTGAGACTGACATCATTGCTATAAAGCAATTCTGTGATGCCAATGCTACCTCTGATGCCTCCAGTAGCATGAGCGTTGATGAACACAATATTGACATCACTTCGCATCATGACATTAGAGTCTCTCTCAGCAATCTTCATGAATATGCTCACAGGGTTGCTTCTGTTTGGTCTACTGAAGTGTCTCTTAGTGAGGCTGTGTCCCCTATTACTATTCCTTGGGATTACGTTGTTGGTGATAGTGTTAACTGCACTGATAGCACTGATTCCACCATATGGAAGTGCCCTGTTACTGAGTCCTATGACTTCGTTGTGCGTTTAGGATTCGAGGGTCTCAACCTTTCTACAGATATCACTGTAACTGTCAACATTCTCAAGAATGGGACTGAGGTCCTTGCTACGGGTTCCTATACGTATAAGAAGGATTCCGTTGGACTTCCTAGTCTAGAACTTCATGGGGACGGTATAACCCTTAGTGAAGGAGATAAGATCTCCGTTCAAGTCAAAATGCCTGTTGGCTATGGTATCATAGTTCCTTCTAGATCCTTCCTTGTGGTCGATAATCACGGTGCTGTGATGGCTAAGAGACAGGCTGACTTTATATTCAATACTATGGCTAACTTTGTGTTCTACAATGGCTATGAGGCAACTCTTAATGGTGATGCAACTGGCGCTCAGATCATAGCTTCAAAGTGGAATACTGAGGTAATAACCATCAATTAATAACAAAACATATGGAAATCAGAATTCATAAGAAAGATGGCTCTGTGGAGCCCTATAACGAATACAAAATAGTTCTTGCTATTGAGAAGGCTTGTGATCGAGCTAACTTTAAAATTGATGAAGATAGCTTTGACAGCATCCTTGATCATGTTGCTGATTACTACAGCGACTCCATGAAGAATGTCTCTGATGTCTATACTAGAGACATGCACGCTGTTGTTATCAATGTTCTCAGAGCACATGGGTTCAATAAGGTTGCTGATGCTTATCAAGAGTATCGGGACTATAAGAATACCTATGCTACTGAGTTTGAACATCTGAGACAACAGGCTGATGGTGTCATCCTTCTTGGTGATAATGAGAATGCCAACTTCGACTCCTCTCTGATTTCCACCAAGGGCTCTCTCATCAAGGGTTATCTTACCAAGAGCTTATACAAGCAGTTCTATCTTTCCAAGAAAGAGAAGGAACTCACCAAGCGAGGAGACATCTACATTCATGATCTTCGTGACATGCTCCTTGGTAGTGTGAATTGTTGTCTATTCGATATGGCAAATGTCCTCAAGAATGGGTTTGAGATGAGCAATGTTGTATATACCGAACCTAAGAGTGTCCTTACTGCTCTTCAGGTCATTGGTGATATCACTCTTGTTGCTTCTGCTCAACAGTTTGGGGGATTCACTATTCCTGAGATTGACAAGGTTCTTCTCCCTTATTGCAAGAAGACCTACTACAAGGCTATCCAGGATTACTACAAGCTCTGCCCTGATGGAAAGGGTGCTGACAAGTATGCCTTTGAGGTCCTGCAGAAGGAGCTTGAGCAGGGTTTCCAATCCCTTGAACTAAAGCTCAATACTGTACCCTCTTCGCGTGGGGACTTTGCTTTCACTACCCTTACCTTTGGTCATATTCCTCGCGAGTATCAAACCATTGAAAAGCAGATGATGCAAGACATTGCACATGCTATCCTTGAGACTCGTAGAAAGGGGCATGGAGGCAAGAGGGTTGTGTTTCCTAAGCTTGTCTATCTCTACGATGATGACAATGTCAAGAAGGATGCTTATAGCTTTGCTGTCTTCCATGAATGTGTGACAACTTCCAGTGAGTGTCTCTATCCTGACTATCTGAGTCTTACTGGAAATCCCGAACACAATGCCGTTGCTCAGACCTACTTTGCATCTCAGAAGCAGGCAATTGTGTCTCCGATGGGGTGCCGGGCGTACCTTAGTCCTTGGAAAGACCCTGAGACCAATCGCTACGTGACAACCGGTAGATTCAACATTGGGGCTGTGTCTCTCAATCTTCCTATCCTTGTTGCTATTGCCAAGAAGGAAGGAGACGTCAATCATTTTTGGAGTATTCTAAGGGACCGTCTTGATGTCTGTCGAGAGTTCCTTAAGAAGAGATATGATTTCCTGTCTAATGTTAAGGCAGGCACCAATCCTATGGCCTTCTGCCAAGGTGGCTTCTACGGGGGTAATTTGAGCCCAGAATCGACGATTAGCCCTTGCCTGAGGTACGCTACTGCCTCGTTCGGAATCACCGCTATAGACGAAGCTAGCCGCCTTCTCGTGGGTGCTGGATTAGACACTAAGGAAGGTCAGGACTTTGCAAAGCAGGTGCTCACCTTCATCAACAACTATATTGATATTGCCAAGAAGGAAGATGGGCATCTCTATGCTCTCTATGGCACTCCTGCTGAGTCCCTTTGCGAAACTCAGGCTAGACAGTATTTTGAGTATACCGGTGATCCTCAGTTTGGCAAGTATTTCTCAAACAGCTTCCACTGCAATGTGAAGGCTGACATCACTCCTATTGAGAAGCAGAATTGGGAGGAGGAGGCTTTCCATATGTGTAATGGTGGTCATATCCAATATGTGAGACTTGACAACCCTAAGAATGTCAAGGCTACCTATACCCTCATCAAAAGGGGTATGGACAAGGGATTCTATCAAGGAGTTAACTTTGATGATGCATACTGCAATACGTGTCACAAGAGATCTCAAAATGTCCTTTGGAAATGCCCTCACTGTGGCTCTGAAGACCTTACTGTCATTTCTCGTGTGTGCGGTTACCTCGGCTTTTCTAATGTCAATGGCAAATCTCGCATGAACGATGGAAAGATGGCTGAGATTAAGGATAGGATCTCTATGTAATGTATTATAGTGGATATTCTAACTATGACACTGCCAATGGTGAAGGTATAAGAGTATCCCTCTTTGTCTCCGGTTGTACACTCCATTGCAAGGGGTGTTTCAACCGTGAGGCATGGAACTTCACTAATGGAAAGGTATTCAATAAAGCCATGGTTGATAGGATCCTGAAGGATCTTGAACCTGACTACATTGATGGCTTGTCTATCCTTGGAGGGGACCCTTTTGAGGAGAAGAATCAGTTCCCTGTGCTTTATCTCATCACCAAGGTTAGAGAGAGATTTGGGGATACAAAGACCATTTGGGTGTGGACTGGAAGACTAAGACATCAGGTAATGAATGAACCTATCTATCAAAATATTGATTGCTTGATTGATGGGCCTTTTGTTGAAAAGAAAAAAGTAATTGGACAATACTACGGAAGTAGTAATCAGAAGATTTGGAGAATTAATAATGAGAGAACTGCAAGAGAAACTGAATGGCTTCCTCAAGCTGTCGCATATAAGAAGGACTAAGGAGGAGTTGTCTTCTCTTTATGATCACCTTATTGACGAGGAGTATGAGGAATTAAATGGTGAATACCCTAGAACCTATGAAGAATTTAAAGAGCTTTGTGATCTCCTGTGGGTGATCATTCAGTATGCCAATGTTCAGGGCTATGATCTTGAAAAGGGTATGAATGCTCTTTGTGAGGAATACAAATCTAAGTTCTATACCAAAGATGGCCTGTATGCACCTATATATCGTCAGGATGGAAAGCTTCTGAAGAATACTGGTTTCAAGCCTGCTAATTTTGAGGAACTCTATAAGAAAGATGAGTGAAGCTACTTTTATACTTACCATGAAAGCCCCTATCTGCAGGAACAAACTTCCTATGATGACTAGGGTTGCTCAGAACAATAACATAACTGTTAATGTTATTGATCTTGATACTGTTGACACTAAAGAGGATCTTGAGAATCTGCATCTGCATGGTCTACCTACCATTCGATACAAGGATAAGGAGATCTTTGGAGACTTCTCCGAGAGGGATGTCAGCACTCTCTTTGCTACGGACTTAGAATGAAATCAGGGGATCAGCTTGACCTTGATATTGATGAAATGATATCAACCATCATCCAAGCATCTCCCCCTGTCACAGTCTCTGTTATAACAATCCTTGGACTAACGTTACATGAGTGGGTCTATGTTGCCACTATAGTCTATACCATAGTGGCCATAGCTACACTCATAAAGAAACACTGGTTGAATAAAGACAATGAACAGAAATGAAAAACTTGAGTCTCTCTTAGGAGACATCCAAGAGATCATGTTAGGATACATGAAGGATGATTTGGAGGACCCTGAGAGACGCTCTCCTCAGCTCTATAATGCTATCATCAAGGAGCTTGATAGAAATGGAATAGACTGCATTCCCAAGGCAGGAGAAGATGAATCTAATGCCTTGGGGAGACTCTTGGAAGCTACTAAGAAGAAGTTTGAAGATGACTACGGGGAGACTATTAATTGAATCAACTGGAGCCTTACTTTAAGAGCTTCCCCTTGTTTGTGTCACTTGTATGGGGATCTATTGGACTTCCATCTCCGACACCCATACAAGTGGCCATTGCAGAGACACTTCAGAATCCCCCTAGTGATCGAATTATCATTGAGGGATTCAGAGGTGTTGCAAAGAGCTTCATCACATGTGCTTACTGTGTATGGAACCTTTGGAGAGATCCTCAACTGAAGATCCTCATTGTATCTGCTAATAAGGAAAGAGCTGATGCAAATGCTACCTTCGTAAAGAAGATCATCAATGAACTTCCATTCCTTAAGCATCTCAAGGCTAGAGAAGGACAGAGAGATACTCAAAATCTATTTGATGTTGGTCCAGCTAAACCGGATCACTCTCCTTCAGTAAAGTCTGTAGGTATCAAGGGTCAGTTAACTGGTAGTCGTGCTGACATCATAGTCTCTGACGACGTTGAAGTTTTGAACAACTCTTTCACTCAGATACTTCGAGATCAACTCTTCGAGGCAGTCAAGGAATATGATGCTATCCTTAAGCCGGGACCATCTAGCAAGATCATTTATCTTGGTACTCCTCAGAATGAGATGTCCCTCTACAACGAGCTACAAGAGCGAGGATACACGTGTATTATCTTCCCCGCTAGGTACCCATATGACGACTCTCAACGTGCATCCTATGGCTCTCGTTTGGCCCCTATCGTGGCTTCCAAGTATGACTCTGATCCTAAGAAGTATGCAGGCAAGCCTACAGACCCTCTGAGATTCGATGAGGAGGATCTTCAACGAAGAGAGATGTCATATCGCAGGGCAGGCTTTCTTCTTCAGTTTATGCTGGATACTACTCTGTCTGATGCTGACAAGTATCCCCTTAGACTGAGAGACTTCATAGTTGGAGAATTTGATATGGAAGAAGCCCCCATGAAGCTTACTTGGCTCCCTGATCCTTCTAGGAGATTGGATGTCAAAGAAGCACCTTCCATGGGACTCAAGGGAGACTTCTTCTATCGTTACCATACTGCTTCAGATAAGATAAACAAGTATGCATATAAGATCATGTCCATAGACCCTTCTTCTCGTGGCAGTGATGAATGTGCATATGCTGTTCTCTACTATCTAAATGGATATATCTTCATCATGGATGTTGGTGGATTCAAGAGAGGTACTGACGACACTACTTTCCAAAAATTAGCAAAGGTAGCTAAGCAATGGAAAGTCAATGAATGTGTCCCTGAAGGCAACTACGGTGGTGGCATGTGGACTAGACTCTTTACTCCATTCCTTCAGAAAGAATACCCTGATTGTGCAGTCAATGAAACTAAGTCTACTGGTCAGAAGGAGTTACGCATAGTTGATACCCTTGATCCAGTCCTTAGATCTCATAAGCTCGTAACTACACCTCAATGCATCCTCAAGGACTATCAATACAAGACTGATGATGATGTCAAGTATTGCCTCTTCTATCAATTAACTAGAATTACTCAGGATAGAGGAGCCCTCGTTCATGATGATAGGTTGGATGCTCTTGCTATGGGTGTCTCCTATCTGCTTGACTTCATGGGAGTTGATGAAGACAACGGTATTAATGAGCTCACTGAACAATGGCTTGAAGACTCTATGGAATCTCTTATGGGATTCGTCACTTCAAAGGTTGGTGGTGTTACCTATACCGAGAATACTAAGGAAGCTAACTCTGCTATCTCCAAGGGAGTTAACCCCTTCAAGACACATGGATATAAAACCAATAATATAAGATTGCAATATAGGTAAAATATAACCTGTAGTGGGGGGTTTGGGGGGCCCGGAAAGACATATATATATATATATATATATATATAGATACATCTATATGTAACATTAAAAAATCTACTGGGTATCTTTAAGACCCTTTAGGGAGTCTCTAAGTCCCTTGGAGGGATCCTAAAGTCCCTTTACTAGGAGCATGAATGAAGATAGTTAATCTTGTAATCTCTGCTTGTAGAAATCCTAGAGTAGTGGTGGTAATCAAGATTATATTTATCATTGTGTTCCTTCTGATTTCCTTGTGCAATGGTAATGTTGATGGTGCATTGAGTGCTATCACTACTCTAGTTCTTAATTAATTAGTAAAGATTACTAGCATGGATGGTATCGGTATTATTATTATTATTATATCGGTACTATCTATGTTTTTTATTAATTGAACCATTTATTGATATATCTCGATTAAAAAAATATAGAAAATTTGTAAGGGGTCACATTAATGATGCAGTCCTCGTCAGTCCCCCGGTGGGGGTCCTGTCAGAGGCTGTTGGAGGGGGTCCTGTTGGTAGTCTGTGGGTAGCTTGTGGGAGAGATAAAGGGGTTAGCAAGGGGGATTTTGTTGTTTGGGAGCAACATACCGCAAATATGGTACATCTGTGGGGAGTTCATGTGAGCATGCCTCCCGTGAACATTATATCACATTCAGGCAGCTTTGTCAATAGGGAGTTTCCCTTAGGGGTTTTCCCTATTAGGGTTTGTCCCTAGGGGTTTACCCTTAAGGGTTTTCACTGATAGGGTTTACCCTTAGGGGTTTTCACTGATGGGGATTACCCTTAATGGTTTTCCCTTAGGTGTTTTCCCTTACACGTTTACCCTTACGGGTTTTCCCTGATAGGGTTTCCTCGGGGTTGACAGGACGCTTGACTTGTGCTATACGCGTGCGTGTGTGCGTGGGCGTGCGCGTTGATGTCCAGTCGTCCAGCCTGTTACAATTTTTTACATTTGAGGACTTGACTTTCTCGGAGAGGAGCGTAGAATGTGAACCATCGAAAGACAAACAACAGCAGTCTTTCACCTGATCAACAGCTCAAAAGGAGAGCACATCATCATGATCACCCTTACGATTGCCTTCGTCCTCACGTTCATCAGCCTCATCTGCCTCGTCTTCATCGCTGGACGGGAGCTGCATGAGCAGATCTCGTGGTACTGCCGAGTCGGGCAGTCTCCTCGCACTGCTCAGATCATCGTGTGGAGCTGTGAGTCGGTGGCCAAGAGGTGGAGCCGCACAGACATCCGGAATCAGGTCCGGGCCAAGAGGCTCCGCCACTAACACCCGAGAGGGGCCCGCGAGGGCCCTTGACAAACTCCTGAGAGGGAGGTACACTTCCTCTCAGTTCAACAAAAGGTCCACAGGAGGACACCATGGACAACAAGCAACGCATCATCTCCGAGCTCAAGCGTCTCCGCACGGAGGTGCTTCTCAACAGGCAGCTCAGCACGGACGTTGTGCTGAAGCTCGAAGAGCTGATCCGGGAGATCAAGGTCAGGTCATCCCTAGATTGGGCTGAGATCGGGGAGTACAGAGCTCAGGCCAAGGGCATCCTGAAGAGAGCTGCGCTTCACTGAGAGATCACTCAGGGGCTCGAAAGGGCCCTTGCTAGAGAATCTAGCCCTTGACAAACTCCCGAGATGAGGGTACACTTCATCTCAAGTTCAGGAACAAGCTCAGTTGAGCTAAACTAAAGGAGAGCACCATGCTCAACGCCAAGTCTACCGCAATCCGCATTGTCTCCACTCTCGACCCGGAGTGGGTCGAAGCGTTCTTCCTCAGCGAGGAGGACTTGATCTCCGACCTCACGGAGCTCATCAGGAACTTCCGCTCAGTGAAGGAGATGAGGAAGGCTCCTGATGATGACTTCCTTGTCCGGGAGATCGATGGACAGGGATACTGCTCCTTCAAGCGAGAGATCTTGCACGTCTATGACGTGAAGTGATCGAGGGCCTTGACAAGTCTCCCCAAGTTCTCTATACTGCGAAGCAGGATGAACGAGGGGATCAGCCCTCAAACAACAGGAGTTCAAAATGAGCGAAGCTCTTAGGATCAAGTTGCTGAACTACATCGTCAAGCAAAACACCTCTGATTTCGAAGACATGATGGATTTCGCGGAGGTCATCAACAAAGAAGATGACGTCGTGGTGATCAACGAAGAGTTCCAGAGGATCATCAACAAGTGATGGTTTTCACCTAGCCCCTTTCTCTTGACAACTCAGGGGAAGGAGGCTAGAATGAACACCATCAAAGATGAAGTTCCAAAGGAGGAACCAAGCATGGCCTACAAAATGATACTTCTCCCCAAGTCTTCGAACCTGAAGACTGGAGACGTCATCCAGAGCTACTCAAGCGCTGCCTACTGTCCCAAGTCCTGCACCCTCAAAGGACAGGGCTGCTATGCTGAGCAGTTTCATACCAAGCTCCATTGGGATCGATGCGAGAAGCCCCTAGATCCTCGGTATGTCGACAACTTCTCTGATCTCATGGAAGTCCTCACAACGGAAGTCTCTCGCAGGATGAAGACTCAGCACAAGCCTGTTCTCTTTCGTCACAACGTAGCGGGTGATATGGCCATTGAGGGAACCTCCATCCTTGATTCCAGCAAAGTCTACATGATTGCTCATGCAATTGAAGCAGTGAACAAAGTCTTCCCCAAGTCTTTGGTGGGGTACACCTACACGCACTGTCGTCTTGACTGGAACTCGATCCAGACAATCCTTGACGTGAAGGAGAAGGGGTTCATCATCAATTCATCCTGCGAGTCCCTTGCGGAGGTTGTCTATGCGAAAGACTACGGGATCAATGCAGTCATCACCTCTGTTGATCCAGAGGAGACGAAGAAGGAGCTTGCGGAGAAGGGCATTAGGAGCGTCCAGTGTCCTGCACAAACTCATAAGGATATGCCTTGTGACAAGTGCAGACTATGCGCAATGGATCGTGCAGCTGTAGTGATTTTCAAGGTCCACGGAATTTTTGCTAGGAAGGCTCGAAAGGTCATCATGATGAAGACTGGAAAAGTCTCCTGAGACAAGTCCAACAGCTAGAAACAGAGGATGCTAAGATGACAAATGCCGAACACTACTTTATGGTCCCTGAAACTGGAGCAGTCTTCACTATCACAGAACTCCGGGAGCTTGATAAAGCAGGCTTTCCAAGTGATCTTTCAAGGATGATCGAAGTCTATCCTTGCGTTAAAAACGCGGATGACTACTGCTATGAAGACTGGACGGATGATCCAGATGAAGAAGAGCAGGATTGAGAAATGAGAAGGGCTTGTTTAAGGCCCTTCCAATCGAGCAATCAATCAATCCTTACAATTCAATTCATTGAGAATTTTCTTATAAGCCTTATACTTTGAGATATCTTTTTCAACGGATTCTCCGGGTTTTCGTCCAGCTCGAATTGCATATTTGATCATATTTCCTTTGAGGAAGCCCTTCCATTCCTCATGAGACAAAAGGGAAATGATTAAGTCAAAAGGTTCAACGGGAATAGTTTTATAATGTTGATCATAGGATTCAGTCATAGGTAGTTTTCCAGATAAAAGGTTAGACAAGGATAGCAGTTCACTATCCACCACTACAGGTTATATTATTTCTCAGGAAAGTCAGCGAGATAGACTACACAAGGAAATAAAACCTGTAGTGAAGGAGATAGGAAGACACGAGTTATAGACAAGTCTTTAAAGATATATAAAAGGGAAATCAAATGGAAGACAACAATACCATTAATTTAGATAATTATTCTATTAATGAAGAAGAGTATAAAGAACTTTGTAATAAGTATTCTATTGAAAGGGTTAATGAAGAACTTGAATTAGAAGTTACTACTCAGGAGAATTCTTATACCAAATTCATTAATAGACTGAACAAGTCTAAGATTAATGAACGAGGTAAAGTTCTTCATCAAATCGAAGGTACTACTGCTAGTGTTGTCTCTGAAGCTGTTCCAGTCTTAGCTAAAGCTATCAAAGCTTTCTTTGATGAAGCTGATACAGGTAAACCGGGAAAGAGACATACCATTGTCTCAATTCTGAATAGACAAGATGGAGATGATAAATTCCTAGATATGGCTTACCTTACAACTAAGGTAATCATGGCTTCCCTTATTCGAGGAAGTGGAGCTAATGTAATCCTTCTCTCTAAGTTGTCTCAATTGGTAGGTAAGTCTATTGAAGAACAGTATCGTTTTACCACTGTATTGAAATCCTTTACCTCCAAAAGAGATAGGGATATGATTCAATCTCAAGCAAAGACTCGTGTTGGAGAGATGTATCTAAAGGCCTTCTGGAGAGCTAAAGAGAAATCTCAAATTGCTAATGGTAAATTGACTAAATGGAAGTCTTGGAGTGAAACTCAGATTCTTTCAGTTGGAATGAAGCTAGTTGAGTTGTTTGTGTCTTCCACTGGACTAGGTCAAATTACGAAGTTCCGTAAAGAGAGAAATGCAAAGGAATTGATCTATCATTTCTCTCTTACTCCGGAAATCATTCGGTATATTGACTTCAATGATGAAAGACTTGCTCAATTTGCATTTGAATATCATCCCATGATTATTCCCCCAAAGGAATGGAAGTCTTCTTTTGGTGGGGGTTATTTCCTTAACCTTAAGCGTGAAGTTCCATTCATCAGGGGTGTGTCTAAAAGAGATCTTCTCAACTATGCTGAGATTGATATGCCCAATGTCTATAAGGCAGTGAACACAATCCAGAATACAAAGTGGAGAATCAATCAGAAGGTATTGTCTGTAGCTAATGCTGTCTGTAATTGGGATGTCATTCCTGAAGCTCTGGATATGGCTTCCATGTATCCAGCAGAGAAACCTTACAGGGATCCAGCATGTGATACCAATGAGGATATGCAGCTGAACTGGAGAAGGAAAATGCTTTCCTATTATCAAAAAGAGAATCGCAGGAAGTCTAGAAGGCTCCTAGTCAACGCTCTCTTGTCTGAAGCCAATCAGTACAGCAAGTATGAGGAGATCTATTTCCCTTGGAACATTGACTTCAGAGGAAGGATGTATCCTCTGACAAGGTTTTCTCCTCAGGGGAATGATTTCAACAAGAGCCTTTTGGAGTTTGCTGAGGGAAAGCCAATTGGCAATGTTGGTAAGACATGGCTTGCATTCCACGGAGCTAACTGCTATGGACTTGATAAGAAACCCTTGCAGGAAAGACTTGAATGGGTTTACTCTAACCCTGAACTGATTGTGTCTATTGCGAATGACCCTTTGACCGATACTCGGTGGATGGAAACGGATAGTCCGTGGGAGTTCCTTGCATTCTGCTTTGAGTGGGAAGGGGTCCTCAATGAAGGTGAAGCCTATGTCTCTCATCTTCCGATTGCCTTTGATGGATCCTGCAGTGGACTTCAACACTACTCTGCTATGCTGCGTGATGAGATTGGAGGGGAAGCTGTCAACCTCACTCCAGAGAATCAAGTGCAGGACATTTACAAAAGGGTTGCAGACAAAGTTATCGAGTATCTCAAGGTGGATGTTAATTCTGATACCGTTGATGAGATCAAGGTTGACGAGGAAGGCAATGAATATCTAGTGAAGTCTATCTCCAGTCTTGCCCGTGAGTGGCTTGACTACGGGATCACCCGTAAGGTAACCAAGCGTAGTACCATGACTTTATGTTACGGTGCTAGGAAGTATGGGTTCGCAGATCAGATCATGGATGACACAATCATCCCTGCTTTGTCTCACAATCCCACTGCTTTCAGCAGGCCTGGACAGTCTTCAAGGTACCTTGCAGGATTGATTTGGCAGGCCCTTGGTGAAGTTGTTGTGAAGGCTAAGGAAGCCATGGATTGGCTTCAGGAGGCCTCCTCTCTGCTCGCTAAGGATAGGGATGCGAATGGGAAGCCCTTGCCTACCTACTGGATCACTCCTGCTGGGTTCCCCGTTACTCAGAAGTATTCCAAGACTCGACTGAAGCAAGTGGATGTTATCTTGACTTCCCCTATCAAGATTCTGGATCCCTTTGGGCATGTTGACAAGGAACTTAAGAAGGGTGATGAGATTCACCCTTCCGTTGAAGCCAAGATTCCAGATGAGCTTGATCCGAGGAAGCAGAGGAACGGTATTGCACCTAACTTCGTTCATAGCATGGATGCCTCTCACATGATGCTTACTGTTGATGCTTGTGTTGACAAGGGTATTCACTCTTTTGCTTGCATCCATGATTCCTTCGGAACTCATGCTTGTGATGCCCAAGTTCTCTTTGAAACTATTAGGGACGTCTTCATTAAGACGTACGAAGAGAATGACGTCCTGCAAGACTTCCATGATCACGTTGCCAATCTTCTGAGTAAGAAGAATGCTGATGATCTTCCCGACATTCCTACCAAGGGTAAGCTGAACCTTGATGGTGTTCGTCAATCAATTTATGCTTTCAGCTAAGAATAAAACCGGTAGAGGTGGAGATAGGTAACACAAGTTCTCCACCTCACAAAAAAGACTTAAAAGGAAATCTAAAATGAACAATATGCCTAATCGTTATGTCACCGCTGTTGGTGTCGCTGAATATCCCCACATTGAGGAACCTGATACCAAGTTTGATGAGAATGGGCTTTATCACGTCAATCTGATCCTTAACAAGGATGCCTGCGAAACTCTCATTGAGAGTCTTGAAGCTGATCTGAACTCCTTTGAGAATAATGATCCCAAGATTCAGGAAGCTAAGGCTAAGCGTCGCTCCATCAATATCGCTGACATTTACGAAGATCTTGAAGATGGGACGATTCGGCTTAAGTTTAAGCAGAAGGCTACCTATCAGCGAAAGTCTGATGGCAAGACTATGAATATCAAGATTCCTGTCTTTGATGCAAAGGGCAAGCCTATCACTGATACCAAGATTGGTGGTGGTTCTAAGCTCCGTATCTGCTTCACTGCTAATCCTTATTACATGCCTGCTACCAAGACGTGTGGTCTTTCCCTTCGACTTGTGGCAGTCAAGCTCATTGAACTTAAGGAATATGGTGCTAACAATGCGGAAGCCTATGGTTTCGGAGAAGAGGAAGATGGATATAGCGCAGATGATGACGTTTGTAGGAAGGATGAGCCTGAAAGCAAGTCCGTTGATGAACTCGAAGACGACTACAATTCCGGAGATTTCTAAAATGGAAATGAATGATTACGATAATGAGCAGCTGATGGCTATTATTGATGATAATAGCGATTTCATTCACAACTGCATTATCACTCTCTTTGATCGAGCTGTTGATGATGGAAGGTGGCTTCCCATCTCTCTTCTGAAGAAGGTTCCGCGAGGTTCCATCTATGAGGATGCCTTCATCATCATTAGTTGCAACAATGAGCATATTAAGGATCCGAGTGTTCCGGAATATGATCGACCGGTTCCGACGTACAATAACAATTGTAAAGTTCATGCATATGCAATCGGGTATGTCTCTTCCAGCAATGAGCTCGGGTATTCGAAGATCAATGTTTTCGGGAATCCTCTCCCAAACTCTCGTGCAACCTCTTTCAAATTCATTACTGAACGTTGACTACTAGAAGTGCCGCCTATTCAAAGATAGGGAGACACAATTCTAGAACTTACCGGAGTGGACTTGAGGAAAAGAATATAGAATATCTCAAGTCACTCCGTATTAATCCAAGATATGAGGAAGTCTATTTGGAGTACACAATTCCGGAGTCTGTACATAAGTATACTCCTGATTTCGTACTCCCAAATGGAATCATCATAGAAACAAAGGGTGTGTGGGATGCCGAAGATAGAAAGAAACACATTCTTATCAGAGAACAACATCCCGAATTAGACATAAGGTTTGTATTTTCTAGGTCTAAGACACCTATCTATAAGGGATCTAAGACTACTTATGCTTCCTTCTGTGAGAAGAACGGCATTAAGTTCGCTGATAAAATAATCCCTGAAGCTTGGATTTCTGAGAAAGAGTCTCACAATAATCTTTGTCTTAAACCTAAAAAATGATTAAACCTAAGAACAAACCCCTTACTGATTCTCTTAGGCCTCCTATGGAGATCCATAAGAGTTTCCTTAATATCAAGCCTAGAAAGGATACCAAGTATATCGTTGTCCATTGCTCCGCTAGTCAGCCCAAGGCAGATTACGATTGGAAGAGCATTGACCAAGTTCATAGAGCTAGAGGATTCCTTACAATTGGCTATCATTATGTTATTTGCACTGACGGAAGGATCCAGAATGGACGTAATATTGATGCTTTGGGCGCTCATGCAAGTGGTTATAACGATCATTCAGTTTCCATTTGCCTTGTGGGCGGTGTGGATAGAGCAGGCAAGTCCTGCAACAACTTCACGAAGGAACAATTTAACTCCCTTGCGAAGTTGATCAATTGGCTTAAGTATATTTACTATAATGAAGATCCTGTTGTCTTAGGACACCGGGATCTTCCTGATGTTCACAAGGATTGTCCTTGCTTTGATGTCAAGCCTTTCTATGACAAGGTGAAGAACATCTACTTTGTCTATGAAGGAACTGATGTCACCAATTTCTCCAAGGCAGACTTTGCTAGGATCAATGGTACACCTCAGATTGGTGATCTTCTTGTGAAATCTCTTGGTAGAGAATAAAACCCATAGTGATGGATATGCTGACACAACCTATCCTGAGAGCTATAGCAACCATATGTCTAGTTGCTTTATTGCTGTATACTGGATATTCTGTTGGTTATGATAAAGCAGATAAGTATTGGACTGATAAATACAATACTTATCTGAAAGAGATGTCAATAAAGCAACAGGAGGTCATTGATGCTAAAGACAAGACGATACTTCTTATCATTGACAGGTACAATACTATCAAAGGCATCTCTGACCGTTCCTCTGCTATTGCTAGTAGGTTGCAGTACCAACTTGGTGAAGCCAATCGAAAGCTCAGAAGAAGTGAAGCAACAGCATGCAAAGAACAACGAGAACAACTATCTGGATGCCAAGAGCTACTCTCAGAAGGTGTTGAACTACTTCGAGAGGGTGCAACTTTGGCTACAAAGCTCTCAGTAGCACAATAGTTCAGTATCAAAGAAGTCGTTCCAATTGATTTGGAATGAGCTGAAATCAACAAAATTCAAGATTGAATCCGGCTTCTGTCATTGACATCCGGATCCTGAGCTCTCAGTAGCACAATAGGATAGTGCATCTCCCTTCTAAGGAGAGGGTTAGGGGTTCGAGTCCCTTCTGAGAGACCAAATATGGGAGATTAGCTTAACGGTAAAGGGACCGGCTTATACCCGGTTAAAGCGGAGTCTAGATAAGGCTCTGTTACTGGTTCGAATCCAGTATCTCCCACCAAAATTGAAATGCGAGAATGGTGAAATTGGTAAACACAAGGGACTTAAAATCCCCCGCTTAGGCTTGAGGGTTCGAGGCCCTCTTCTCGCACCATAGGGCTTTGGTGAAATGGTATCACGTCTGATTTTGATTCAGATATTTCTAGTTCGAATCTAGAAGGCCCTGCCATTTATAAAAAGGAAATTGCCATGACTGAAAAATGGGAAGATGAATATGAGGAATACACTGAGGACCTTGAAGACAATGATCGAGATGATCAAACAGAAGACCAAATCGATTGGTCAGAAGTTGAAAGGAGTCTTAAGCGCTCTCAAGATGATGATGATGATCATCAGCATTAAGGAGATGTAATGTACTATACCCATAACGAAGCTACTAATACTGTCGGAAATTGCACTGCAACTCCTCTTGGATCCAACTTCAGGGGTTGTCAGACTTTTGAGTTGATTTATCCTCGCATTATTCATGCTGAGTTTATGACTCATAGGCTCATGTGTCGTAATGCGGCTAGTTCCCGTGCTACTCCTGTTTCTACCATGATCCGAGAGGTTCTTGAACACCCTTATATTCCTAAGGTGTGGCCCAAGAATTGCAAGGGCATGAGCGCAAAGGAGAATGAGACTGATCCTGAGATGATCAATCACTTTGTGCAGGAATGGCTTAATGCTAGGGACTATGCTGTTGTCAAGGCCAAGTTCCTCAGTAGGGACGGTGTGCATAAGGAGATTGTTAATCGTCTTCTTGAGCCATTCCAGTATATTCGAGTCATTGCTACTAGCACCGATTGGGATTACTTCATCAAGCTTCGAAAGGACCCCAAGGCACAGCCGGATATTCAGGATCTCGCAAAGGCTATTGAGGGGTGTAATTTCCTCTATCCTGCGGTTCCTGCTGTTACACATCTTGGGCTTGGTGATGTGTACTTCCCATATCTTGATGAGGACTATGTCCTGTCCTCTCCGTATGATTTTGATACGCTTGCTCTGATCTCTGCGGCTAAGTGTGCTCGTGTGTCTTACCTTAAGCATGATGGCACTGACTCCTCAGGAGAGGAGGAGATCGAGCTTGGCAAGCGGCTCATCAGGGACGGGCATTTGACTCCCTTTGAGCATATCGTGTATACTCCTGATATCCGCGATGAGTTCTATGGTCCACTTTGTGGAGCCATGAACTACAGGTATCTTCTTGAGAACGGTGTCACGTTTAAAGATATCATTCAGAAACCTGATATTATTAAGGACATTAGTTAACTATAATGAAGAAAGAAGAGTCGCATTTTATTAGACATGAGCCTTGTGAAAACTGTGGCTCTTCTGATGCTGTTGGGGTATTTTCAGATGGTCACACCTACTGTTTCAGCTGTCATAGGTACAATCTTTGTAATACTGATAGTAGTAGTTCCATTCACCGTGATAATTGTAGGGCTAACATGCATACTAGCCAAGTCTTTGTGGCAGGTGTTTCAAGATCTCTAACTGCTAGGGGCATCAATCTTGAAACTTGTGAAAAGTTCCATTACTCTATTGGTGAGTATGCAGGGAAGCCCTGTCAGATAGCCAATTACTACGATGCAAGGGGGAATCTATCAGGACAGAAACTCAGATTTGCTGACAAATCGTTCACTACTGTTGGCAAGGTTACTGGATGTCTCTTTGGCTCTCAGCTTTGGAGCAAGGGAAAGAAGATTGTCATCACAGAAGGTGAGATTGATTGTCTAACTGTCTCTCAGCTTCAAGGAAACCAATGGCCTGTTGTCTCCATTCCTAATGGGGCTCAGGCCGCTAAGAAAGCTATTGAGGCAAATCTTGAATATCTGAATGGTTTTGATCAGATCATTCTTATGTTCGATATGGATGAGCCCGGGAGAAGAGCTTGCGAAGAAGTAGCCCAAATCCTTCCTATTGGGAAGGCTTATATTGCTACACTTCCTTGCAAGGATCCTAATGAGTGTCTGAAGCAGGGTAAGGCTAAGGACGTAATTCAGGCTATTTGGAATGCTAGAGCATATCGCCCTGATGGTATTGTGGCAGGCACTGATCTCCTTGCTGATTGCACTAATCTTGATGATATGTGCGATCGTGTGGATTATCCGTGGAAGGCACTAAACGAAAAGACAAGAGGTATTGGTTATGGTGAACTTTACGTCCTCACAAGTGGAAGTGGAATGGGTAAGTCCACAGTCCTCAGAGAGCTCGAATATTATTTCGGTGTCAATAAAGGGGAGCGTTGCGGAATTGTTGCTCTTGAAGAGTCTACTCGAAAGACTGGATTGGAACTCATGTCTATTCATCTCTCAAGACGAATCCAACTCGATCCTCACGGGACAACTGATGAGGAAAAGCTGGAAGCCTTCCAACACACTGTTGGGAATGGAAACTTCTACCTGTATGATCACTTTGGAAGCCTTGATGGGACAAATCTCCTTTCTAAGTTGCGCTTTCTAGTCGTTGGTCTTGGGTGTAAAAGGATCTTCCTTGATCACATCTCTATTGTTGTATCGGGCATGGATACTGATGAGGATGGTGGAGAGAGAAAGGCTATTGACAAGCTCATGACTAATCTTAGGTCCCTTGTTGAGGAGACGGGGTGTACAATGTTTGTTGTCTCTCATCTGAAGAGACCTGAGAAGAAAGGGCATGAGGAGGGTGGACAGGTATCACTTAGTCAACTAAGGGGTTCCGGTGCCATTGCTCAGCTTGCTGATATGGTGATTGGACTTGAAAGAGATCAACAGGGAGATACTCCTAACGTCTTGACTGTGAGGGTCTTAAAGAATCGCTTCAGTGGTGAGACTGGAATTAGTGGCCAGCTCTATTACAATCCTGAGACGGGCAGGCTATCTGATGGGGATGCTACAGTCTTTGATAAGCCTGCTGATTGTCCGTTCTAAAGCTATACTTGGATATAGAAGTGTTACAGATTAAAGATAAATACATCGTTACCGATATAGAAACAAATGGATTGCTTGATTCTGCTGATAAGTTTTGGTGTGCTTGGATTTATAATTCGGTTACTGAAACGTTCACAGGGTACAGATCCCTTTCTGAATACTTTGGAGTGCTTAATACTTGTGGCAATAGCGGTTACAATATCGTATTCCACAATGGTGTGAAGTATGATATTCCATGCCTTAAGAAACTCATGAACAAGGATTTTGATTTTGATCCTTGGGATGTGGTCATCGATACCTTGGTGTTGGGAAGGTTGGTCTATGCCAATATTAAAGATATTGACATGGGCTTGATGAAGTCAGGGAGGCTTCCCAAGTCTCTTTTTGGTTCTCATTCACTCAAAGCTTATGGCTACAGGCTTGGAGAGTTGAAGGGTACCTATGGGGAACAAGAGGAGGCTTGGGACAGCTTCTCTGAAGAGATGTACACATACTGCAAACAAGATGTGAATGTTACTAGGATCTTGTTTGAGAAGCTTATGGCTAAGGGATATCCTGAGTGGCCTATCCAGCTGGAACATAACATTGCATGGGTGATGGCTAAACAGGAGCGTAACGGGTTTGTCTTTGATTCCAAGAAAGCAATTGAACTGTATGCCACTCTTTCTGATCGTAGGGCTACTCTTGAGAAGGAATTGGTGGATACGTTTGGAACGTGGAAGGAATATAAGGGAGACAAGATCTATAAGAGAGACAATGCCAAGCGAGGTATTAAGGCAGGTGTCCCCTATCCTCAGTATAAGGAGGTAACCTTTAATCCTTCTTCCTCTGCTCATAGAGCAAAGGTTCTAATGGAACGGGGGTGGGAGCCTACTGAGTTCACTCCCACGGGAATGGTTAAGACTGATGAAGAGTCTCTGAAGTCAGCTATGCACATTCCTGAGACAAAGAAGATCCTTGAGTATCTCTTGGTTGACAAGAGACTCTCTCAGCTTGCAGAGGGAGATAATGCATGGCTCAAACTTATGAAGGAAGATCGTGATGGATACTACCGTATTCATGGATCAGTTAATCCTAATGGCGCTGTTACAGGCAGGGCTACTCATGCATACCCTAACGTTGCTCAAGTTCCTTCAGGACATTCACCCTACGGTGAGGAATGTCGTGATCTCTTTACAGTACCTGCAGGATGGTGTGAAGCAGGTATTGATGCTTGTGGTCTTGAACTTCGTTGCCTTGCTCATTATCTTTACCCCTATGATAATGGCGAATATGCTGATGTGATTCTAAATGGAGACATCCACACTCATAATCAGCATATGGCAGGTCTGAAGACAAGGGACCAAGCTAAGACGTTTGACTAAATAGATGTCTATAAACTAATTTAATTCAGGGGAACCCTCTAAGAGGCAATCCTGAGCGAAGCTATATAATAATGACGGATTACCACTTATCTAATAATAAACCAAAATCAGAACAAACTGCAACACCTTCCAAATATCCACAGGGTTACTTCAGGAGTAAGCCGTGTAGACTTTGTGGAAGCATGTTTACTCCTAAAGCTCCTTCTGAGCTTTACTGCTCCGATTCTTGCAAGGATACTGCATTAACGGATAGATATCTTCAGCGGTGCTATGGTATTGACAGTAAGGAGTATGCTAGGCTTCACAAGCTTCAGAATGGTAGGTGTGCTATTTGTGGTGGTGAAGGTTTCCTTATGGATAAGAAACGACATGGAGTGAAGCTTGTCGTTGATCATGATCATGTGACCGGTAAGGTTCGTGGGCTACTCTGTCATAATTGCAATCGAGGTCTTGGACTGTTTCATGACAGCTTAAAGGACCTTAAGAGTGCAATTTCTTATATAGAACGTGCAACGACTATCCCGTAAGGGAGTACACTCAAGCGAGTGGAAAAGGTTAGCTTAGAAGATATAGTCTGATCTCTATGGTGACATAGAGCAGTGTTAACTCACGGGGGTAGCTTAGCGAACTACCCTGAACACTTATGTATTTATGGCACTATGTACGGAGCAGGTGCCGCTAAGATTGGAGAAATTGTTGGGGGATCTGCTAAAGAAGGAAAGGAGCTTCGAGAGAGATTCGAGACTGCTGTTCCTGCTTACAGGTCCCTCTGCAAAGATCTTGAGAATACCTTAATTACTAGTTCTGAATGGATAGGAAATACACAGCATGTTAAATGGCGTAAAAGGGTTCATAACAAATGCCCTAATCTTTCTGTTACTCACTGTATTATCGGTTTGGACGGTCGTCCTATTTATTGTAGGTCTCCCCATAGCAGTCTTAATACTCTGTTGCAGTCCTGTGGAGCAATTGTCTGTAAAACGTGGGTCTGTTTCTTCGAAAGAAACTGCAGAGCTTCTAAACTAAAGCATGGATGGGATGGAGACTTTGCTCTAATGGCATGGGTGCATGATGAGGTTCAGGTTGCCTGCAGAACTGAAGATATCGCAAAGCAGGTGATTAAGATTGCTCAGGATTCCATGCGAGAAGTTCAAAAGTTCTATCGTTTCAATATTCAACTTGATACGGAAGGTAAATATGGAAAGTCTTGGAAAGACTGCCACTGATCTTGATATTGAGTTCGTTCTGAAAAGGGATGACGCTGGATATCTTTGGGGAGGTGTTAAAGCTTATCTCAATGGTAAGTGCATCATGAATAGGTCTCCTAACCCTGTTAATGGGGTTGAGTACAATGAGGTTGAGTGTCTTCTCGATCTTCTTACCATTCTTGGTTATACTGTTCATGTAGAGGATATTGAAGAAGATGATGAATAAGAAGATCATCATTGATGGAGACATTATTGCCTATAAGGCTTCCTCTGCAGTTCAGAAAGACATTGATTGGGGGGACGGTCTTTGGACCTGTCATGCCTATCTCGATGATGCACTGGACTATGCAGAGATTCTCATTAAAGACATTGAATGCAAGCTTGGATCTGATGAGACTGTCCTTGCATTCTCTGATGAGAGGAACTTTCGTAAGATTGTCTATCCTGAATACAAAGCCAATCGTAAGAACAAGAGAAAGCCAACCTGCTATTGGGGGCTTGTGAATCAGCTGATCACTATGTATCCGAGTCATTCAATGCAATGGCTAGAGGGAGACGATGTAATGGGTATCTTTGCTCATGACAATTACATAATGGTTTCCACTGATAAGGATATGAAGACAGTGAAAGGATGCTATTACAACTTTGATAAAGAAGTAATGAGCATTCAATCAGAAGATGATTCCATTCGCAATACCTTCATTCAAGCTTTGACTGGTGATAGAGCTGATAATTATCCGGGCATTGCTGGATATGGTCCAGTGAAAGCTAAGCGACTCATTGATGAATGTAAAAATACTAGTGATATCCGAGGCTTCTTAATTGAAAAGGGAATCGATGGGAATGAATTGGATACTATGTATTCTCTTGCTCGAATCATGAATTGCATGGATGAGTGGGCAGAGACACAGATCAAATATAACCTGTAACTAAAACAACCGTACCCTTGAATAAAACCTATAGATGGGGTCATGATAAGGGTACGGTTATCATCACCTATTAACAATAAATAAAAGGAAATAAATATTATGAACGATAATGGAATAAAAAATGAATTACAATATGATAAAAAGCAATATGATTTAAAGATTGATATAAATGTTCATAAATAAGAATATCCACTCGCCCCGCGCGTCGGGGCGTTTTCTTTACCCAAAACAAGCATCGGCTATACCATTTTTGCCAT